TGAAAGCATTTAGTACAACTAGAAGGAATTTTACCTTCTAACATAGTTGTCCTAACACTGCGCATGTACTCGTTGTTCCATGCACTCATTGGAGTTTCTCTTCCAAAGTTAGCAGGTTGTCCGGATTCATTTTTAACCAGTCCCACAGTATGGTCGTTGCCTGCACCGCTGGCATTAGACGAGCAGCACAATCTCATATCCCCGTTGGGCCGTGTGGCGAAATGTATCCACGGTAAAATGCAGAATGTATCAGAAGAACTTAATTCCGATACTTTACGTTGCCAATGACCTAACTGTGTAGATTCAGGCTGCAACCAAAATACTTCATTCATTTAAATTAACCCTTTTTACAAATTGATCTGCTGGCTTAGAAAACAATTGTTTTTCACTTGTACCGCATATTCTTGCGCAGGTTAATAATCGTTTATTTTCCCAAGACTCTGCCCATACAGTTTGCCATGGTTCAGAATCTAAAATTTCTCTAATTGACTGCTCGTTTGACGATAATGTTGATCCCAGGGTATTCATTAGCACAGCATGTTCGTCGACTATCCTTTGCTTTACCGGTAATACTATGCTGTCACTATCTACATGATAGTATGGGGCAGATGCAAGGAAACAACAAGGATATACCTGTCTGTGTGCATCTATATAAATTTCTTTTTCAAGTTCTGCCTTGCAATTAATTGTTGATGTGTTAACCCAATCATCTAGCTTGTCAACTACCTTACGATCAATAAAAGTTACTACATTATCAGTCGGCGGCTCTAATTTATAAATGACATTGCCGTTTAAGTCTCTTACGTCGAATTCAGGACCGCCAACAAATCTATTAGAATTCTTCATGGTAAATTGACTGAACCCTAGATCCTTGGCCATTTGTTCTGCAATGTCTGCCTGATGTTCGTTGTGTTTAAACTTAATGAATACCCACTCGGCTCGCCCGCCTGCTTTCATAAATGCCTGTGCGTTTTTAATTACAGTTTCAAATTTAGTTCCAATACGATAAAGATGATGTGTATCTTCAAGACCGTCGATACCAAAAATAACAACATGATCTTCTGGTAATGCTTTGGCTAAACTGGCCCACCATTCGGTATTTCGAGCGCCCCCGTTGGTGTGTATGCGAACTCTTAGTGTTGGATTTAGATCTGTTAGATGTTGGCACATTGGAATCAGATCTGAATTGATTATAGGATCACCAAAGTTTCCACAGAAGTAAATATGATCAGCCTGTGTGGCAACTTCTAATGTTATAATTTCTTTAAATTGATCTAAGGTCCAATCAGCTATTACTAAATTTGGATTGTCTACTCCCCCGTGAACGTTTCTACTGCACATTGGACAGCGAGCTTGACAACGATTGGTAATTTCTAAGTGTATGCTTTTTAGTTGATTGAATTTAAACATGTGGCTAATATTTAATCACAAACAAATATTTTTTACGCAATGCTGGTAGTTCATAAATACTGGCATGGATACTGCACACTTATTTTCTGTTCCAATTTCTACCGATGTTATTGGGCCAATACCGCATGATGTAATTGCATTTGCTAAGAATCTTGAGTATGTCCCTTGGTATGATACAGAAAATTACTTCCTTTCTATTTCTAAAGATAGACAGGTGCTTGATCAATACGAAGAATTTTTTGAACTGAAACAACAAATTATGGTTTCTGCTGAAAAATATTGGAGAGAAGTTATTTGTGCCGACTGGTCTGTTAATTTAAAAATTAGGCACAGTTGGCTGACCAGACACTACAAAGATGAATACAATCCGCTTCACACCCATACTACCAGTTTGTTTACTGCAACTACCTATTTGCAAGCTGACGACAGTTGTGGAGATCTTATTTTTAGAAAAGATCCAAACTATCTCAACTTGTTTCCATCAGTAATTGACCTCGATTATCATACGAGAAATCATGTCAATACTAGACTGTACTCTGTAACACCAAAAGATAATATGATTGTTTTCTTTCCTAGTCATCTAGCGCATGAAACACAACCAAATAAAAGCAACGCTGATCGATATTCTCTTAATGTTGATTTTTGGTTCGAAGGAACTGTTAGAAAAAACAGTAGCGGATTTGATTCTACTTTTTAAGATTACCAATAACCATATAACGAGTATATAACGGCAATTCCAATTCCCCTGCCCATATAACATCGATACCGCATTGTGATTTGAATTCTTCTAAGTTGTTAGCAATACGAACGTGTTCTGGAATGTTGTAGTTGTTGCTTTGTAATACCAATAGACTATTTTGCGGGTGGCCGCTTAACCACAGATCGTATTGATCCTGTGTTATGTGTTCACAATTGGTATTGATAATAACATCAGCATCACTACGTATTGAACACATGTCTGCGGTAACTGCATGAAACTTTCCAACCATTTCTTCAATCTTGTTCATGTTAACAGCAATAGGTTCGCAGGTAGGATCAATGTCAATGCTGCGGATGTTAATAACCGGGACATCGCTTTGAAATAACATACTGGCTAATACCCCAACCCAACCTCCATGGATGTCAATACTGACAAACTTTTTTACATGTTTTCTTAGATTAACTATCAACCATTCTTTGCTTTTAAGTTGTCCTGACCAAAAGGCATCCATGGTTCTCTTGGGGTCATCACTTTGTCTAATGGCTTGCATCCAATGGTGCAGATGTTCTGTATCAATATGCATAAATTGGAATTACCCTATTAGTTGATGATATCTGTTTTTTTGGCATGTTAGTTTCGATACTACACACGCAGGATGTTTTTGTACAGATTGCAGGAACAATCATTGGTGAAAATGTGTTTACAAAATCGCTGCTGTACAAATTAAAATTTTGTAAGTTACCGTAGAGTAATTGTCCGCAGGTTCCGGATATCGTTCCGTCCATGCCCACGTGTATCCAGTTTACTCCTACACTGCATTCCCATCCGTGAAAATTATTCAATCGTTTTAGTAGTACTTCGTTGTCTTTAAATTTATGAGTTTTATTTTTAGAATCAATAACTTTTATTTTACTAACATAATATTTGTTATGTCTCCAAAACCATAACCAATTTACTCTTCTGGCTCGATGATTTTTTATGATAGTTTTCTGTTCTTCGGTGTATTGAATATTGTCGTGAACTAACTCAACGTATCGAATAGTCCAACTGTGTCTACTGTTTTTTAAATAGTCCACGGTTGCCATGCAGTCGTTCCAGCAGTCTGGATCCATCATCACTGACACGCTAACTGTTACATCATTTTCATAAAGCATGTCACATATTTCTCGCAGATGCGCACGATCAACATAATGTTGATGGCAACTGATTTGTATCCTATCAAAATAAGGAGCTACCTGTTTCCACCATTCAAGTTTTTTTGAACCGTTGGAAGTCATCGAGATTAAACAATTAAAGTTAGCTTTAAGAAAAGTAATGAACTCGAATAGCTTTGGCCAATGTGTAGGTTCGCCTCCTACAAAATGTATATCGATTTCTTTTTTATTGCTATTTTCTAAATAGTGATTGATTAGATGGCTGATGTTAATTTTTAATAAATCTAGGTCTGGCCATTTATAATTGCCTTCATTGCTTCCTGGCCAACAATACCAACACTTGTAATTACAAATGTTACCAAGGCTTAGGTCAATGTTTAAAACATCGTCTTTCCAATTGTTATGTACGCTGGTTATTTGCATTTTGGTATCTTTGAATCTGCCGAACTCACACAACTAGGAGTAATACATTTTTTTGATTCATTGAATAATGTAAACCCATCTTCTAGCGTTCCTAGTATGCTGTCGTGACAACTGTAACTGCGTTTAACTTCGTTACCTCTTATTATAACACTTTGATATCCAGCATTACAATTCCAATCTTTAAATTTATTAAAACCAAATGCATTAAATCGTTCTGCTTGGTCGAATAGATGTTCAGTGCCATCTGCTTCATACAATGCTATTTGATACAGCTCTTCACCTTGTGATTTTTGAGGGAAGCCTGTCTGCATCAAGTGAATCATTTCCTCTGTATATCCTTCCACAATGCCGCTGGCAGTCGGATCGCTTTGGGGTTTGAGCGTTACATTAATTCCACGTTTATGGAAACGTTCTAACCTTTCATACAGTTCGTAGAACTTTTCCGGTACCATTACCTGATTGATTGTAACGTGTACTAGTTCGTATTGTAACTGTAAACACTTATCGCCAAACTCTTGCTCCTTGGCAAACTCATCATGAAAGCTGGCTGTAATACTTCTGCGTTGTAATAACTCAGTATTCCGGCACCACGTGTTCCACCATTTACTTCCCGGGCTCAAATTAGTAGTCATGTGTATGCTTTGATAACTACTTTCTTTTTCGTCTAGATGTTTAACTAAATCTAGCAACTGTTTATATGCTGTTGGTTCGCCGCCGCTGAAACTCCAGTGGAATTGGTTGAAACCATTTTCTCGAGCTTGACGTTTTATTTCGTCGACAGTATTTTTATAAACTTGTAAATCTTGATGATCAATTTTGTCACTTCGAGCATATGGCCAACAATAGGAACAACTGTAATTACAAAACCGGCCCAATATCCAACTGGTTGAGAACAACGGAGAGGATAACATAGTTCGTTGTCCAAACTTAACTATATGCTGAAATGGAATTTTTTGAAAGTCGTATATCATAAACTGACAATATTTAACCGCTATTAGGTTGTATCTGCGCAAACATGAGTATATACTGTACATGTGGTCGTGAGCAAATCGGCAAAGCTCCCGCCGTACTCATAGTGCGGAAAGGGGACGGGGCAAAGACGTAGTCGCAGCCTTTGTAGGTTCAAGTCCTACCGACCATACCAAATTTTACAATAAGTAGAATAACATAACTAAAGGAAAAATATTATGTCAAACACAGTAGAACAACTAAAAGCCGATTTCGAAACATTCCTAGCAGAAGATGCAAAGTTTACAGCAGGTAATTCAGCTGCCGGTACTCGTGCTCGTAAAGCATTACAGGAAGTGGCCAAGAGTGTAAAGGCTCGCCGCAATGAAATCACAGCAGAAAAGAACGCTCGCAAAGAAGCTAAGGCACAGTAAAATGAAAATGCTCGATCAACTCAAAAAAGCTGTAGAAGCTAACGATGATGTTGATGACGGTTCAACTGTTAATATTAGTTACACTGATGGAACCACTGATACTATTACACTAAGTGGTTCCAGTTTATATGATTCACTAACCTCATCTAGCTCTGCATCGGTTTGTGTACCGTGTTATACTTACGTCGGTGGTGGTCTTTGTTACAATACCATCAATACTATTAACACTAATAGTCCAGGAATAACTGTTGGCAGCAGTTTCTGTAATACCACATGGAATACTGGTACTGCTGGCTATACACTTAATTCCTCGCCAAACACTGTTACTATCTCAAACAGTGGTATTGAAATGGCAGAAGGAACCGATATCACTGTAGGCGGAAGAAGTCTTTCGGCTTTTATGAAAACCATGGAAGATCGATTGGCAATCCTTGTACCTGATCCAGCTAAAATGGAAAAGTTTGCAGCTTTGAAAAAGGCTTATGACAATTACAAATTAATGGAAAAACTTTGTCAAGAAGATAAAGAAGAATGAGCATTTGGATTCTTGATGATGTTATTCCAGAACATCTACAGGACTATTTTGAGTTGAGCATATTAGGAAAGTCGGGCGACAAACAAATGCACCCGACTGTTCCTTTAAAGGTCAAATATGAATTGACTGCCAACGAACAATACGCCCCAATGAGTTTTGTACATCTATTAAAATCATCACATACTTTGTCAGAACATTTGCCTAACTTTAGTTTGATACCTCAAATAGTTTGTGCAGAGATTGGCAAACAAATGAAAGAAATTATTGTGGCTAGAATTTTTGTGGTCACGCCCTATGATACCCAATTAGAACACTATTCGCCACATGTGGACTTGCCCTTTGACCACCTGGTTGTGTTATACTATGTTAATGACGCAGATGGAGACACTGTGTTCTTTAACGAAAAAAATGAAATTATAAAATCTGTTTCTCCCAAGAGAGGCAGGGTAGTAGCATTTGATGGATCAATTTATCACGGTGGTGGTGTTCCTAAAAATGGTCCGAGGTGCGCTATCAATTTCGATGTTTATATTTAAGGATTAATAAATGAATGTTCGATTACTCAGCTACAGTCAGCCCACACAAGAATTTGCAGATCTTGGCATCGCAGATGCACAGGAACTCATTGCGTATTGCGCCCGTGTCAGCAATCCCTCCAATCAACTCAACACAGACACAAGCGAAAAACTCATTCGATACTTGGTCAAACACCAACACTGGAGCCCACTCGAAATGGTCTCAGCCTGTTGCGAAATCACAACCACACGAGATATTGCACGACAGATCCTTAGACATCGCAGTTTCAGCTTCCAAGAGTTCAGTCAGCGATATGCTGACCCTACTAAAGACCTGTCGTTTGTACTGCGAGAAGCACGACTCCAAGATACAAAAAACAGACAGAACAGCATCAGCACAGATGATAGCGAGTTACAGTCATGGTGGGATGCTAAACAAAAGTTCATTATTGAACATAGTCGTTTGATCTATCAAGAAGCTATCGAAAAAGGCATTGCCAAAGAGCAAGCTCGTGCTGTACTACCAGAAGGACTTACAGAAAGCCGCTTGTACATGAACGGCACATTGCGTAGTTGGATTCACTTTATTGAATTACGCAGTGCCAATGGTACACAACTAGAGCATCAAGAGGTTGCAATTGCATGCGCCAAAGTGATTGCTGAGATTTTTCCAATGACTGACGGCCTAGTGAAGCATGCCTAACGAATTAGATCAATTTTGCAACAACTACGAAGTTCGTGTACTCAACGATCAAAAACGTAGGGCGCGGTATCATCCTCCTAGATTTTTTTCAGATCCGGAACGTGCCGATATTATTCGCAATGACTTTGTAGAATACGAAACTGAACGAGTGTTCACTGTAGAAATACCCGAAGGTCGGCTTCGGTCATTAGTAGAAATGGAGAGCAAGTTCTTTAAATGGCAACGACACAACCGAGGCGAAGTTGATATGTTCCAGACACTTATGGACAAAGAGCGTGAGGAAGCGCACTATCGTCATACCAATCAAGCTGTACAAAAAGCCTACGAGCAATATAGCATGTTGCTCAATTTGGCAGGATATCAAAGGAAAATATAATGGAAACTAAAACTAGAACAGTAGTACGGATGTTAACATATAGAATAACTGCGTGGTTGTTTACTATATTTTGGACCTGGTTGTTTACTGGTGACATTGCATCTGCAACTGGATTTGCCACAGCTCTACACGTTATGCTCAGTATAGATTATTACATACATGAACGCATTTGGTTAAAAATCAAATGGGGTAAAATAGAATCATCTTGACATGATTCTAAAACTAGTGTATAATTAAAAGTATTAAACATCCAATTTATCAAAGGAGAAATTATGTACGCAACAGCAACTTACCGGTCAGCTACAGAAATTAATGAAGCAATGAGCCGGGTTTATGGTCACATGGGAATTGCCGTGCTAGTTAGCATGGTGGTTAGTTATTTGGTAGGAACTACTCCGGAACTCTTACAATTCTTTTTTACAGGTGTAATGAAATGGATTGTTATCTTCGCACCGCTGGTAGCAATTTTGGGAATGACATTTGCTCAAGAAAAGTTAGATAAAACTGGATTGCAAATCTTTCTGCAGGTATTTGCAGCCTTGATGGGCTTGAGCTTTGCTACAATCTTTGCCATTTACACAATGGGCAGTATCTTTACTGCGTTTATGGGTGCAGGAGTATTGTTTGGTACTATGAGTGTTTATGGATATTTTACCAAAAAAGATCTATCCGGCATCGGGCAGTTAATGTTTGTAGGACTGATTGCCATCATTATTGCCAGCATCATTAATATCTTTATTGGCAGTACTGTGATGCAAATGGTTATCTCGGCTATTGCTGTTATTGTATTTTTAGGCCTAACTGCCTACGACACTCAAAAGATTCGTGAAATCGTAACTGTAAGTGGTGACACCGGCAGAGAAGAAGTAATGGGTGCATTAACCTTGTATCTTGATTTTATCAATCTTTTCTTAAGCCTATTGCAATTATTTGGTAACAGAAAATAAAATGGCACAGCATTCAAACTATTGGTCATGCACTCCCTTTGCAGACTGGCTTCGTGGCACTAAAAAATTAAGTGCAGGGACCAGTGAGGAATGGGACGACTGGACTACTGCGGCCCAGATGAAGCATAACTTTCGCTACTGGTTGGCGGAAGAAGCACTTGGGCATATCCAAGATTTTGTAACATGGCCAATTAGAAAGGTGTACGATGCGAAATACTATAT